CAACATCAAGTCAATACACCATCCCTGCTGGATATACTGGATATTTGGTTATTGCGCGAATTGGTTTGGCGCAAGATACTGGAACCAGCTTGATTACCGCAAGGACTCGGTTTGTCGGAACCAACGGAATTGCTATCACCGGACCGTTGATTGTTACCAACAACAACATTTCAACCCAACCGTTTCCTTATCCTCTTGCAATTGCTGAAAAGACTCGCATTCAAGGCGAGGCAATTGGTGGTGCGGCAAATAATGAAGCATCGGGTTTCTTTGAACTTGTTTTAATTAAGAATTCGGACTAATCATGCCATCCAAATCTAAAGCCCAGCACAACTTGATGGAAGCGGTGGCTCATAGCCCCAAGTTTGCCAAGAAGGTTGGCATCCCGCAAAAAGTCGGCAAAGACTTTGCGAAGGCTGATGAAGGCAAAAAGTTTAAGGATGGTGGTGGTTTGTATGCTGCAATTCATGCAAAGCAAGAACGTATTGCGCATGGATCTGGCGAAAAGATGCGCAAGCCGGGTTCTGAAGGTGCGCCCACCGCACAAGCATTTAAAGAAGCAGCGAAGACCGCAAAGATGAAGAAGGGCGGTCCTAGTCTTGCTATTGGTCGAGGCGAGAAGCTACCTGCAGATCAAGGCGCAGGGCTAACCGCTAAGGGCCGAGAGAAGTATAATAGGGAGACGGGTAGCAATTTGAAGGCTCCTCAGCCGCAAGGGGGTAAGCGGAGGGATTCCTTTTGTGCCCGCATGGAACCCGTTGCCGAGAAGTCTGAAAAGGGCAGTCGTTCGCGGGCCTCAATGAAACGCTGGAATTGCCCCGGCTGGTGAGGTGAGAGATGGCTTACTCGGGAACTGTCGGAACAACCGTTGTTACCGTTCAATCGCTGATTGATCACGGCGCTCGTCGTTGCGGCAAGCTTGCTGAAGAGCTGACATCGGAACAGCTCGTCGCATCCCGTGAGTCATTGTTCTTTCTGCTGTCCAACCTTATCAACATTGGCATCCAGTATTGGGCTATCAGCAAGAAGGTGTACGGCCTAAACGCCAACAAGTACATCTACAGCCTGCCGGTGGGCGGCAATGATGTTCTGAACGTCCTGTATCGTAGGATGAACCGTCCCTCTGGGGATTACACGTCTTCTGCTGGTGGCGTTGTGGCTAATGTGTATGACGCTAACGTCAACACCTACTGCCAGCAAGGTTCTGCCAACGGCAACATCTCAATCAACTACGGCACAAGCAACCCGCAGTACATCGGGTCGATAGGCTTCCTGCCGTATGTGGCTGGTGGTGGTTCTGCTACATGGAATGTCACGCTTGAGTATTCAACGGACGGCTCTACTTGGAGCACCCTGAATAACCTCGGCGCAATCGTAGTAACTGACAACGACTGGGTGTGGACGGACATTGACCCGGGGCAAAGTGTTCAGTACTACCGGATTCGAGCCTATTCCGGCACTACGCTGGCCCTGCGTGAGCTGTACTTTGGCAACAACAGCACAGAAATTACGATGGCTCGCCTAAACCGCGATGACTACACCAATCTGCCTAACAAGAACTTTACGGCTAACCAGCCATTCCAGTTCTGGTTTGATCGGACAATCCCGCAGGCCACTATCTATCTGTGGCCGGTTCCGTCGGACCCGTTTGTCCAGATGACTGTTTGGTACTCGCGCCAGATTATGGACGTAGGCGATTTGTATGGTGAGCTTGAAATTCCGCAACGCTGGTATTTGGCAGTGGTTAGCATGCTGGCTCATCAGATGAGCCTAGAGCTGCCGGGCGTTGATACTGGACGCATGCAATACCTTGAGGCGCAGGCAGAGAAGTACCTGAACATGGCGGAACAGGAAGAGCGCGACAAGTCGCCTATCTACTTTTCGCCGGCGATAGGAGTTTACACAAGATGATTGCTTCATCTGTGTATTGGATTAGAGCGCCACATCATTCCGATGTTATGTCTGAGGGGTATGTTGGCGTATCCAAAAACGCCCAAAAACGGTGGCTATATGGTCATAACTGGGCTCATCGTAAAGGCCGTCATGAGAACCCCATTCTTTCTAATGCAATCTCAAAATATGGCTGGGATAATTTAGTCAAAGAAATTATTGTGATTGCTAAAGAAGAATATTGCTATGAACTTGAGCGCAAGTTGCGTCCGACTGACAGTATTGGTTGGAATTTAGCGGTTGGTGGTGGAAAGCCTCCGGTTAGCAAGTCTCGTGGCGATGATTACGTTAGCCCATTAAAAGGCGTGCCGCGGCCTACGCCTTGGATGATCGGTCATACGCATCCCCCTTCAATTGAGGCATGTATTGCTGGGGGCAAAAAAGCCAAAGGTCGCAAAAACACCCCAGAACACCTTGCAAAACGCATGAAGTCGCGCAGAGCAACGCGGATTGCTCGAGGGCAAATTAAGTCATTGATTGTAAATGGCGTGCAGTACGAAGATTCAAAACTAGCGTCGTTAGCATTAAGCATTCCAGAAGCGACGTTGAAGTATTGGGCATATGGCAAAGGCAAGCCAAGCGCAAAATACGCTTACATCACTGAATGCAGGTGGTTGTAATGCCCAAGTTTCTGGACACTCGCGGCTATTCAGATATTGCGATTGCAATCTGTGACAGGTGCAAGATGAAGCGCCCGCACGCAGAGATGCGCTCAGATCCTAACTTCCCGGGACTTCAAGTCTGCAATCAAGGTTGTGCAGACAACTTTGACCCGTACCGTTTGCCTGCTCGCAAGACCGAGCGCATTACAATCAGGTTCCCGCGTCCAGACTTGAGCGTGGCAGTGGACCCCAATAGTCTTACAACTGGCGGGAACAATAATTTTGTTCTGTCGCCAGAGCAAAACACGCAAACCCCTGAAAACAATGGCAATCTTGATGATTTGACTGTGAGCACATAATGGCAAATGTCACCATTACCCAACTTCCGCAGGCTGGTGCCATCACTGGCACCGAGTCAGTGCCTATTGTTCAGAATGGTGTTACGGTCCAAACGACTACGGGTGCGATTGCTAACGCTCCGGTTCAGACCCAGACGTTCTTGACTAAGAATCAAGAGCTTACGCTGCCCAATAGTCGTTATTTGTCAACTGGAACTGGCCTTGGATTGGTAGATGGTGGTGCTCTTTCGTACTACCGAATCACTTTGAATGGTGTTTCTGGCAGTTTGGAGACGGCGGGCACTGGAATTGTCGTTAAAGATAGCGGAAATTCTGTTATTGCACGTCAAATCGCTGTTTCTGGTGCTGGTTTGGGCATTTCTAACGCTGATGGCACCAGCGGAAACCCGACTTTGCAGTTGACTGGCGTTGCTGCCGGCGTTGCAAACTACTCTGGAACGGGTTTTTTGGCTGTTGTGGGTGGATCTTCGGTTGCTGGACGCCAAATCTATGGTACAGCCAACCAAATCGACGTTGCTGATGGCAATGGATCTGATGATCCGGTCATTAAACTTGCAGATAACCCGGTTTTGCCGGGAAATGCGTCAGTAACGCTTCCAGTTGGAACTTCAGCAGAACAGCCCCTTGGTCAAAACGGTCAACTTCGGTTCAACTCAGACACTCAGACGTTTGACGGCTATTCATCTGGCTCTTGGCGCAGCTTTTCTTTGTCTGGTGGCGTGACATCGTTTAGTGGTGGCACTACTGGTCTGACACCAAGCATTCCATCTGGTGGCTCCGTTACGCTTGCGGGCATTTTGGGCGTTGATAACGGCGGCACTGGCACCTCTGGCCTGACTGGATATGTGAAGGGCAATGGCGCGTCTGTTATGTCGGCCAGCGCAACGATTCCCAGCTCTGACATTACAGGGTTGGGCACGATTGCTTCGCAGAACGCAAACAACGTAGCAATCACGGGTGGTACCGCCAGCGGTGTTGCTATCACGGGCGGATCAGTTAACAACGCCCCGATTGGCGGTGTTACGCCGTCAACTGGTGCCTTCACTTCCCTTGCTATCAATTCTGGCACTGTGGCATCGGCGCCTACAACTGCTAACGACATTGTTAACAAGTCTTATGTGGATGGCATCTCTGCTGGCATCAACTTCCACCAGTCCTGCCGTCTGGCGACGGTAGTTGCCCTTCCGGCTAATACTTACAACAACGGCGCTTCCGGTGTTGGCGCAACGCTAACCGCTAACGCAAACGGTGCGCTTTCTGTTGACAGCACGCCGGTAGCTGTTAGCAACCGCATTTTGGTGAAGAACGAAGCAAACGGTGCATATAACGGTGTGTACACAGTCACGGCTACTGGTAGTGCTGGCGCCCCTTATGTGCTGACCCGCGCGACGGACTACGACACCGCTGGTACCGGCGTTAACCAGATTAACTCTGGGGATTTCTTTCTAATTACCGCCGGTTCTGCCAATACCAACACCTCATGGGTTCAACAGACTCCGCTGCCCGTCACAGTCGGCACTACAGCCATTGTGTTTACGCAGTTTGCTGCCCCTGTTTTGTACTCGGCCGGCACTGGCCTAAACCTCGCCGTAAACACTTTTAACATTTCTGACACAACCGTTACATCCGGTTCTTATGGCGGCGCTTCGT